AGTTCAGAATAGTCCTGCTGGTGGAGCCGTGTCGGGTGCGCTTGATGCACATGTTCGCGAACACTTGGCATTTGTCTTCCGTAGACAGATAGAGGAAGAGCTTGGTACTCCGCTACCGCCTATGGATCAGCCATTACCAGAAGATGTCGAGAAGAGGCTGAGTACCCTGGTTGCCGATGCCGCCGATCAATTGATGGGCAAGAAGCAACAGCAACAGCAGGCTGAGATGGCGGCACAGCAACAGCAAGATCCGATTATACAGATGAGACAGCAGGAACTGGGTATTCAAGAGTCTGAGGTTCAGCGGAAACAGCAGGCCGACGAGGCCAAGCAACAGCTTGAACAGCAGAAGCTGGCGATGGATGCGGAACAACATCAGGCAGAACAGCAGATGGACGCCGCCGAACTTCACCTTGAGGTACAAGAGCTTGCAAGCAAGGAGCGGATGGCAACTGAGAAACTCAAGCTTGAAGAGCAGAAGCTGGCACTGGAGGCGGAAATTGAAGGGGCGAAGTTTGAGAGCAGTCAGGAGTTGGAGGGGATGAAGTTAGGCAAGGATATAGCAAGGGATGAAGAGGATAGAAATAGTGAGTGAAACCGCTCTGTCGCTGTTGAAAAAAAAGATTAGAGTCCAGATGAATGAGCTTGCAGATCATCTGGCTATAGGTTCTGCAAAAGACATGGAAGATTACCGCAAGGTTTGCGGGATCATCGAAGGACTGGCTTGGGCAGAGCGTGAAGTTATAGATCTAGAAGATAAAATGAAGGATTTTTAATTCGCTTTTTAGCGCACAACTCAACGAGAGGTCTTAGTGGCTACGCTCGCAAAAGAAGTTATGGAACAAATGGTTGTTCCTGATGAAGAGACCAAAAATTTCGCGTCACAGTTGCCGGAGCCTAAAGGCTATAAACTGCTGATTGCACTTCCAGATATTGAAGAAGCGACGGAAGGTGGAATTATCAAGTCTGTAGAGTCACAGCACGAAGAGTCGATTTCTACGATTGTGGGCTGGGTTATGTCGATGGGGCCTGATGCCTATGTCAATTATGCCAGATTTCCTAATGGACCATACTGTGAGGTAGGTGATTGGGTGGTTTTTAGGGCGTTCAGCGGCACAAGAATCAAAATTCATGGTAAAGAGTTTCGTTTAATCAATGATGATACTGTAGAGGCGGTCGTGGAAGACCCCAGAGGCGTGGAAAGGGCTTAAAATGGCTGATGAAACCGGAAGAATGAGCGAAGAAGACAAGTTCCTGGGTGTTAGAACTACAATTGAGCCGCCTTCGGATACTTCAACTTCCGCACAAGCTGATGAAGTTGATGTTGAGGTAGTCGATGATCGTCCGTCCGAAGATCGGCGGTCTGTGTCCACCACTATGTCCGAAGACGAAGACATAGCGACGGATGCAGAAATTGAGAGCTATGGAAAACGCGCCTATAAGCGCATGAAAAAGCTTAAATGGCAGTATCACGAAGAGCGCAGGGCCAAGGAGCAGTCGGCCAGGCTTGCAAACGAAGCCGTTACTTATACAGGTACGCTTCAAACCGAAAATCAGAGACTTTTGAAGCTTGTTCAGGATTCCCAGAAGGCTCTTACCGAACACAGCAGGTACGGTGCACAGATCGCGGTTCAAGCCGCACAGAAAGACTTGAAGGAAGCCCATGAATCGGGAGATGCGGAACAGATCGCGCAGTCACAGCAGGCTCTGACGCAAGCGCAACTTGCTCAGGCTTCCGCCCCCGCCGTTTCCCAGAGGATCATAGATAATTGGAAGCAGAATGTGTTGGCTGAACAACGTCAGCAGGCACAACAACAACCTGCTTTGGCTCCACAAGTTATGGAGCCTGATCCAGAGGCCCAGGAATGGCAGGAAAAGAACCCTTGGTTCGGCCAAGATACGGAAATGACAAGCTTCGCCTACGGGGTTCACGAGCGACTTGTTCGTGATGAGGGTGTTGACCCTGAATCATCAAAATATTATCAATTGATTGATAATCGTATGAGGGAAGTGTTTCCGTCATACTTCGGTACCAGCGGTGGAGGCTCTACGGAGCCGATAGTCGTTGAGTCCGCATCTCGTCGCAGGACGAGTCCCGTGGTTGCACCCGCTACGAGAAATAACGGTGCCGCGCCGCGCAAGGTTACGTTGACTTCGACCCAGGTCTCACTCGCGAAACGACTGGGAATAACGCCACAGCAGTATGCATCACAGCTTATCAAGGAGATGGTCTGATGGCTGAAGAACGCGCTCCACGGGAACCACGGAGTCTTGAGAATCGTGAAAACGAAACTCGTGATATGCCTTGGGAACCCGCATCATTACTTCCAGACCCCGATCCGCAAGAAGGCTGGGTTTTTCGATGGATACGAACATCAATGGTTGGCAGTCTTGATAACACGAATGTTTCTAAGAAATTTCGTGAAGGCTGGGAACCAGTTCGTGCCGAAGATCACCCGGAACTTCAGATTATGAGCGATCATAAGTCGGAATGGGGAGCGAAGGGCGGAATCGAAGTCGGTGGACTACTGCTCTGCAAAGCACCACAGGAACAAGTGGAGAAGAGGCGAGACTATTACAAGAGTCACGCCGAATCTCAGATGCAGGCCGTTGACAACAATTATATGCGTGAGAACGATCCACGGATGCCAGTTCTCGCGCCTGATCGTAAAACTCGTGTGGCATTTGGAGGCGGAAGCCGCTAATGCCCAAATTTAATTAGGAAATTATTATGTCTGCTACAGCGACACCGTATGGCGCGAGGCCAATTGGTACGCTAAGTGCTTCCGGCTCATATACGGGCAAAGTGAGGCACCTACCGATAGGTAGTACATATGGCTCCGCCATTATGAACGGTGATTTTGTGAAGTTAGTAGCGGATGGTGAGATTGAATTAGATAATGGCACCACCGCGCTAACAGCAGTAGGAATTTTTGTGGGGTGTTCCTATACGCCAAGTTCAACAAATCAGAAAACGTTTAACACGCAGTGGCCTGCGTCTACAACGGCAACTGATGCGATGGCTTATGTTATAGATGACCCGCATGTTGTATTTCAGATGCAAGCCGATGAGGCATTAAACACCACGGATCGTGGTCTTAATGCATCTGTGGTCTATACGATTGGTAGCACTGCTATTGGTAAATCCAAGAGTGCTTTGGATGGAAGTACACCAGCTACGACGAATACACTACCTCTTCGTATTATCGACTTCGTTGAGGGGCCTGATAGTTTGCCCCCGAAGGCGACCACGGCTAGTGATGCCTATCCCGACGTTATCGTTAAGTTCAATGCGGCGTCGAGTGGATCAGCCTCCAATCATTCATATTTGAACGCCACTGGCGTGTAATAGGAGACTGATCAATGGCTATATCACGCGCACAACTTCTCAAGGAACTGCTTCCTGGGCTTAACGCACTCTTCGGGATGGAGTATGCTCGCTACGATGATGAGCATTCAGAAATCTATGAGTCGGAAAGTTCCAGCAGGTCTTTTGAAGAAGAAGTGAAGCTTTCGGGCTTCGATGCGGCCCCGGTTAAGGATGAAGGGGACGCTATTTCTTATGACGCCGCACAGGAATCGTTCACGGCGCGGTACAACCATGAAACGATTGCCATGGGTTTTGCTATTACAGAAGAAGCCATGGAAGACAATCTCTATGATTCCTTGTCGGCTCGTTACACCAAAGCCTTGGCTCGTGCCATGGCCCACACCAAGCAAGTGAAGGCTGTTGTTCCGTTGAACAATGGCTTTACCACGGCTTATTCAAGTGGTGACGGTGTAGCATTGTTTTCGGCTTCTCACCCACTTGTTTCGGGTGGAACGAATTCAAACACTCAATCTACGGCGGCAGATCTCAACGAGACTTCTCTTGAGGCCGCTGTAATTCAGATTGGCAAATGGACAGATGAGCGTGGTCTATTGATCGCCGCTCGTCCCCAGTCGCTTGTCATTCCGCCCGACTTGCAGTTTGTCGCGGCGCGAGTGATGCAATCTGAGCTTCGCCCCGGAACTGCGGACAACGATATCAATGCGTTGCGTTCATCGGGTGTTGTTCCCGGTGGAACGATTGTGAATCACTATCTGACGGATACGGATGCGTGGTTCCTTCTTACCGATATTCCGAACGGTCTGAAGCACTTTAATCGTGTTGCACTTGAGACGAGTATGGACGGTGACTTTGATACCGGAAATGTTCGCTATAAGGCTCGCGAGCGGTACAGCTTTGGTGTCTCAGATCCATTAGGGATCTGGGGTTCACCCGGAGCGTAGTGAGTAGGGGGTGGGGACGGTTCTATGTTTGGACTGTTCCCACCCTTTCTTTTTTTCCTGACTATCAAGCGATTGGTAGACACTAGCCACGACAGGAGAAAGTAATGGCTAA